GGTACAAAGTCACATAGGACGTAAACTCCCTAACAAAACTACCAAATTTAACTATTTGGGTACTAAAATAGGATAACCATACTTGGTCATGCCAACAATTATTTGACTTAACACTGCAAAAATGCATTTTGCCATAATAACTATTGTAACTAACCGTTTTGGCGGGCGCCTTTCATTTTTACTCAGCTAACCCAGAACTATCCACAAAACAAAGCGCAAATAATAAAAAACAAAAATATTTGCTAAACTAATAAGATATTTTAACTTCAGCTTTATCCATTAAAATAAATTTAACAATGAAAAAACCTCAACAATAAAGGCAATTAACAATAACATGATTTATTCATGCACATACTACTAATTATAAGGATAGTAGAAAATCCTAAACCCAATTAAGAAGTAATAGAACCATTAATTTGAGTTATAATTAAGTCAATATAAACAGTATTAGTAAGTGCTGCACTTAGCACAGCAAAATCTAATTCAGCAATTAAAGCACCAGGAGAATTAACAGCACATATTGCTGTAATCGTAGCTGGCTGAGTTGTACCATTTATACATTCAACCACAACCTGGAGACTACCATCACCACCAAAAATTTGCAGCAAATTACAATGAGCGGCACCACTAATAGAAATATTTGAACTAGCAGACCAGTTTGCACTGGGTGTTAAACATAAATTTATTAAAAATAATCCTTGCGTCACATTAGCCGGAAAAAGATAAACTCCAGCATTAGACATTGTACCACCAAGTTGATTACAGACATTGGCTGTACCTCCAAAATTACTCCAGAGTGCTGTACTAGCAGCAAGCACTTGTGTGATACGGAATTTATCGGTTAACAAGCCTAAACCCTGAGATATTGAATCCAAGGGTTTAAAGCATGCTATTTCATAAGTAATCCATAATTCACCAATTACCCCAGTAGTATTAGCTTGACCTTGGGTTGCAACTTGCAAATTAGCCCAATTATATAAACGTGGATCTTCCCCACTAGGAATACTACCTAACAAAACTTGTTTATGGGGAATAGTTGTTAACTTAGGATCACACTCTATAGCATGAAACATTGAATGATGCGGAGCACAAGAAACTGCATATTCATAGTTCTCCATTGAAACCTTATTAGCGAAATTAGGCTTACTAGGATTATACTCAGAGGCTATAACAACAGCACCAATAGCATTTTCACTAACAGCAGAAACTAATGGTTTGTACTCAACAATCATACCTAAAATTTGGTATTCTTCAAAAGCACCGGCTAAATTCGCAAGCCAATTAAAAAGTTTTATATTACCAGGATTTATCTGATAACTTGACAAAGAAAAAGTAATGGAAGGAGGAACATCTCCAACATATTCTCTATGACGGAAAATAAAAGCTTG